CCATTGCCCCCGCCTCATCCGCAAGAAATGCGCTGGGAAGTTTTCCGTCCATCTTATCCTCTGAGTATGCAAGTGGTGTGTACTCACTCTCTGTCAGCAGACACCGGATCTCGCTCCGCAGTGTCTTAAACACCGGCTCCAGCTCATCACTCAATATCGGACTGCTTTTTATAATTTTCTTAATCGCCACCTGGAGCTCTTTTGAAAGTTTCAGATCCGGTGCGACTGAAAAGAACCGCGAAAATCGCGGTTCTGTCAGCATCAGTAGAATAAAGATCACTGCTGCATTGAACGTTTTGAAATTTTTTCTGGCAATTTTTAAAAGTGCTGTCTCGTAAAACCGGACCTCAATATTATCATCCGGATCTATCATTTTTGTACAAAAAACAGCTGTTATAAAAAATGCTGCATAATCTTCCAATGACTCATCCAGTGGATTGTGTAAGTCTGGATGCACCATCAGGTGTAGAAGCTTCCAGATCTTTTCATAAGTCTGCTCGCTCACATATGCCTCCGGATCCTCGCCGTCTGCAATCTTTTTCCAGGATTCACACTGTAACTTCACATAATGCGGTACTTTATCATTACCCGATTCTATCGCCCATGCACAGTACTTGTATGCCCTACTTTCTTTTATCTCCAAATTAACCACCGCCTAATGCTTCTAACAGTGGGTTTGTCGTTTTCTCCGGCTCTTTCGGAATGCTTCGGAGCATCGCCGCCATGGTCATTCCCGATTCTTTTTCAATCGCCAGAAGCATTGCGCGTTTTTTATCTATTTCTTTGTCATACTTTATCAATGTACCTGATAGTCTCGCCATTTTATCTGCAAATTCAATAGATAACTCAGCTTTTCTTTCCGCATCCAGTTCGGCAAGTACATTCTTTTTAAACAGTGTGTTCATATTTTTCATATTTGTTTTCACTGTTTTTCTAAAATCTTCCAGGTCCCTGCATTCCGCCAGGATCAGACAGTAACGATTTATCACCGTCTCATACATTCTGTCATTTTTTCCGATTTTATCCAAAAGTCCGGTTACTCTGTCCCATTCCATTGATGCTTTTTTATTTTCTTTTACCTCTGGAAACTTCTTAATCTGTTCACCTGACTGCATGCCATCTTCTGCACGTTTTCTCGATGCCAATTCTTTTTTTGTCCTATGCGCTTTGTCCTCCATTTGGATGACGCTCACTGGTTTTGATGGTCTGGCCATAAGCACCTCCAATAAAAAAATCGTTCATTTTGGGAATTTTTTGTCTTTAAAGGTGGGGCGTCGGTCTTTTAGAACAGAAAAAATCGCCGTAAAAAATAGCGGGGGGATAGTCTGCATCAACCATGGTTAATATACCAAAGGTGCATCCGCATCTTCTCCTGCGTCATGCATAGACTTAAGTGCAAGCTCGCGCTGTGTCTCTCTGGTTATAATACCAGCCTCACACATCTCATGATGTACACAGCACACAGTGATAAGATTATCGCCATCCATACGCTTTGTATAATCCTCTTCAATCGGTATAATATGGTGCACCGATAAATCTTTTGTATTGTATCTGTTAAGCGTCCCTTTAAGTCCTGCCTTACAGCATAAGCACATGTACTTGTCCCTGTCTCTGATTCGCAATGACGTGTTAGTCCACGCATTTGTTTTTCTAAATTTCGAAGCATCTGTTTTCTTCCTCGTGCTCCACCTTTTTTCCATTGCCTGTTTTTTTTGAGCACACATGATTTTTTTATCATGTATGCGTCCGCAATAATTACATGAATTTAACATTTTTCTCACACAAAAGGAGTTGTTTTCTAACAGATAATCAGAAAACAACTCCTCATCTAAATGGTTAAAAGGAAGTCTTAGTGAGGTTTTCACCTTTTTGCTAATACCATATTAGCACTTTTGGTTCTGTAATGTCACTGACACTATACTGTAATTGTACTGACATCATGCTGACATTCAATCAATGTTTACCATTTCATGCGCTTCTTTGTAGATTCTCCATTCCTGGCGCACAGAATATCCTTCCTTTTCTGCTATTTCATTAACAGATAAGTCTTCTAAATAAATCCCGCATAATAACCGGTTATGTTTCGGCGATTCCACAGTATCGATATACTGCTGTACAATTCGTTTTTCATCCGCCGCCCTTCTCAAAAAAATATCCCGTCTCTTTTCAATATCTGCCTTTTTTACAATTAAATCCTCGGTCGTCATGTGGTTCCCGCCTCTCGGCATATCTGTGATTCTTTTTGAACCAACCGCCTCCGCCCTGTTTTCCAACTCGTCCGCCTGTTTCTGAAGCTCTTTCGCCATTTCCATCAATTTTCTATATCTCTCAAGTTTCCTCTTAATATCCTTCTGCACCTCTGCCTCCTGCACTGCATAAAGCCGCTTATGCATATCTCATTTTTTTCAATCTCGCCATGAATGTTATTGTTACTTGTATCGGCCATACCTGCCCGTATCTCTTATTTATCTCTGCCGTGATTTCTTCCGGTGTCAACTGCTGCTCGGACTCCTTCATGATCTCTAATACTTTTTTCTCCTGATCTGATAAATTTTGCATGTTATTTTCTCCTTTATAATTATATTTGTAATTTCTGTATAATTATAATTTACATGTGTAATGTTGTCTACTGCTGCATATGTATTAAATGTCAGTTTATTTAATCAAAATCACATCTTTTTTTATTCTTAGCTATATAGTACATATCTTCATCGTTTTCATTTGCATGCTCAGCGCGATAGCATATATCGCAATTTGCAGACTGGCATTCATAGCAACCATCGCATTGACATCCGGCGCAATCCATAGCCCTGAAATTCTTAATATTTTTCATGCATACACCTCTTTAAAATTTCTAATTTAAGCCCGTCCCATTACCATTATTGTTATTGTCATTAATATGCCCCAGTAAACAATTTCACACAAATCTTTCTTTTCTTTTGCTTCATCCATTTCTTTGAATATTGAAAGTATAATCATAAATGCGATTACTTTAAAAATCATTTTGTCAGCACCTTTCTTCTTCCACTTCTACGACTAACAATTTCTAATGTGTCCCTGCTCTCCGATATTACCATCCAGTGATCCGGTACCAGGTTGTTATTTGATATAATTTCTTTTTGTGCTCTTGTTGGTTTGCTTGGCTGTTTCATGTTCTATGACCTCCCTTATCTGTCATGTTTACTTTCTTAATCCCCCTATTACTGCCTGGAATACTGTTTTTCCATCTATTATTCCGCAACTTGCGTCTAATATCACTCCATCTGTAAGGTTAATCCATTCTTCAACTTTACGGTTGAATAATCCTTTATCGGTTTCACAAATCGCTTTTACATATCCGTACCTCTCTGCTTTTTTACAACTCATTGTATCTCTTTCCTTTGGCACATTCTTTGTTGCAGGCATTGATTTCTCAATCATTTCATCCCCTCCGTCATCCTTCACGATCTCTATTGCATCTATCAAAGTCTCTATTATGTATCCATATTTCAAATAATCCTTATCTTTAAGGTCACGCAGCCTTCGATAAGTAGATTTCATATCCTCCAACTGCTCCACAACCTTGTCTGGATCGTAGGCAGTCGGCTGTACATCAATCACGCTTTGAAATCCAAGGATATGTGCCATATCAACCAAACTAGCACTTTCTTTTTTGACTTTTTCAAGATGTTCCACTACTTTATCCGCATCAATTAATCTTCCCATCGTTCGCCCTCCTGTTCCATGCTTCTACTTCTTTTCTCTTTGCGGCATTATAAGAACCCGCCCAAGTTCCACCGCTTCTTCCGTTACAATTATCGCAGATAATCTGTGCCCAAAATCCTTTATGTTCTCCCTGTATACGTTCGTAATTCATGCTTGCTTTTCCTCCGCAAAACGGGCACGGTTTAAGTTCTTCATTCATTCTTCGTTTTCCTTCCATTTCTCACATGTATCATCCAGTCCACGGAAATCTGCACAGTGTTCACTGTCTCCATTGCAACAAACGCCCTCATATTCAGCGTAGTATTTACATGTACTGCAATATTTTTTTGTTATTGATTCACTCTCCGTCATGACTCTATCTTTCATTTCTGCCAATTCCTCCTGACTGAATTTTGTGTAACTGATTCCACAATTTGTAAATCCTCCTGCTCTATACGCTATGGTTCTCGGCATCCTACACCTCCAACAGTTCCGGATTATCAAAAACGTTGCCGATAACTTCTACACACTTTCGTTCGAGTACGTAAAATCCTAAATTACAGTAGCAATATCCGCTTTCTCTATCTTTTGAGTAACTATAATCAAGCGTCCAATCGCCCTTATTATATTTTACAATTTCCGGATATTCTTCTTTTCTATCACAAACGTCATTCTCCCAGATCAGCTTGCCGTTCTTATCCTTAAGTCCGGTACACTGGCAGATGGTGTTATCCAAAATATGTACATCATGCGGAATACCTGTAAGCATATTCCACTCCACCCATTCGCCGTTATCAATCCGCTTTCCACGGCATAAATATCTATTCTCCATCGCGTTCCACCTTTCTTCCTTTGATCTGTTCTAACATGATCCTCGATACCTCTGGAAGTCTTAAACTTTCCATGCATCTATTATGCAGATTGCTTTCCTCATTCCACTTTGCCACCGGACATTTCTTACAGAGGGTGTTCGTGCAGAACTCTCCGATCTGTCGGATAGTCAGTTCTTTATTTGTCATGTGCATTGTTCTCATCTCCTTTGCAAAATCCTCTGTGTTCATGCACGGAGAAAGAAATACTTCCAGTCTGCTTCATGTAAGTCAATTTTTCTCCGGTCAACTCACATTTGTGTTTACGTTCATTCAAATACTGACATCTTCCATCACAATACATCGCTTTCCCCCTCCATTTCTTTCAGCTTGGCTTCGGCTTCCTCTCTGGTAAGGAATATCCTTTCGCCAATGTCGCACGGTAAATAGCAACTCTCACCCATATCAGCGTCATTTATAACATCAATTCTCATAATAGTTCTGTCTTTATGAATCTGCTTGATATATAACTGGATAACGTGCATCATAATAACTGGCTCTTTCGCTCCTTTATTTACCCGATACAAAGTATCTCCAACCTTGCACGGCAACCGCAGAAGTAATCCCTGCTCTTCGGCTTGCTCTCTATTTGCAAGTCTTTCCGCAATCTCTTCCAGGGCTTTGTATCTTCCATCTTTCGCAAGCTGGGTAATGGTAATTCCCTCATCATCCGGTAAATCTGCTGGATGAAATAAAACTTCTCCATTCTCTGCCACATATGTTAATCTCTCCATGCTATCCCTCACTTTCTGCCTTAAGCCATTGTTCCACCTCTGTAACAGAACACATTGCTACGCCGCCCTCAATGGTCTTTACGCTACCCTGCTCATATGTTTCGATTGAGCAAAGGAAATCTAAAAGTTCTTCATCCGTCATGCTCCGGATCCGGTCTGCATTGGTCTGCGGTCTGCATTCTTTCACAATCTCAAAGCACTCATCCTTCCAAGCTAAAACATTTTCTAGCTTATAGGAACTGTAGCCAACATGATAATAGTCCTCTCCGATTTCCTTGTACTTGATTTCGTAATATGGCTTTTTTTCTATCATTGTTACGATAATATCTAAGCAGGAAACTTTAATGCGTTCCGTTTTGCTATCCCGTGCCGCAGTTCTTATACACTCAATCATGACTTTCCTCGCTTTCTGCCAGCTTGGCATACATCCAACTAGATACAATTTCTCCGCTCCATGACGTTGCGCCGTTCGCCCAAGTGTACACCATTCCGTTTTCATATTTTGCAAAATATCTCTTTTCCCATTCTGACTCAGCAGCATCTTTTCGATCTGTTACCAACACTGGTGTATCGACCGGAACTTTACTCCAATCAACCGGCGGTTCAATCGGTTCAATCGGTTCGACATATTCGCTGTTCGCCCATTTTCTCGTCTTTATATCACAATCTCTTATTGTGCCGCCATTAAAATTACACTCGTTGCACTGTGTTTTTCTGCAATTTTCCAGCTTTCCATTAACGACGGCAATGTTCCCCCCATTGCACGCGATTTCAATAATCTCTTTTGCATATTTTTCTCTATTCAGCATCAATTCTCCTTATCTATAAAAACTATGACCGACACTATCTTTAAATAAAAATTCTCTATTTTTATCAGCCCATGAATTACCATTAGTTGAATCAAAATATAATGCCCCATTCGTTGTATCTCCAAACTGAAATGCATATTCACAAGCCAATATTGTTGTTTCTGTTACAGTTACATTTTTATAAGCACCACTTGTATAACTTGAGAATTGTGGATATTGTGTAATAACATCATGCATTGACTCTGGGAAATCGTCATGTTCCATTCTGTTTAGAATCACACTTGCAACATTTACCTTTTCGTCAAAATATGTATCTCCACGCACTTCAGTTTCTACTATTCTGAATAACAATTCTAACTCATATGAATTAAAATAATCATAAATAGACTCATCAGGATCAACCCATACAGAGTATTCTTGTTCAATTTCTTTATAATTCTTAAACCATTCTTTTGTATCAGAAGTATCTAAAGCATTTATTTTTGTTACAGCTTCTTGAATTTTATCTAGTTGTCGTTTTGATATAACATCGACTTGTGCTTTAGAAATAGATTCTTCTATAACAAAAGTCATATCTTCTGTTACACCTGCTACTAAGTTGTCTTTTAAAATGCTGCTATCCTGTCCCCAAACGGGGACGACAGGAAAAGATACAGCAAATAAACATGCTAAAATTGCTAACCGTTTCTTCATTGTTTCTCCTTGTTCTGTTGTATAATGGATTTTGGTTTGATTTATT